TTAAGAAACTTATTAAGAAAATAATATGGGTAATCTATTGGTAAATTATTATCGATCGCGTATTTAGGATCTTCTGCTTTTTCGTATGCTTTTGCACGTGGATCATGCGTTTTAATAAGAATATAAGGTACTCTATCACCAGATTGAGGTTCTGAACCAGGTTGACGTTCACGCATTTTATTACGAACTTGAACGTGTGATAAATTCTCTGATTTATACGAATCACCCAATTGTTGCGAGAGTACCAACCTTTCATTAGAAACATCACCCTCTAATAGTTCAATAGCCCTTTGTAAAGCCAGGGCTTTTGGGGGTCCTGTATCACTACTTTCCAAAACAACATCGAGTAACTCTTTACAAACCTCTCTCATGTGAGGTGTATTATCTCGCCTTACGAGTTGAAGACCCTTCACGTCTATATAATCCATATTCATGTTTCCATCTTCATCTTGTGTCCAAAGCTTCGCCGCGTATCTTTTCTTTGAATATAAAAAATATGGACAATACACCTTTTCGAGTTCGAGATTATTTGGCTTTTTAAATAAATGTGTACATTCCGAAGCAGCCTTCACACCAAGTTCCCAACTATACTTAATCGCCTCGTCTCCTTTACGGTCACCTACATCAAATTCAACCATAACAGAATCTGTATCCCCGTATCTTACCTTTGCACCTGGAAAATTATCCTCGACATATTTCTTAGTATCATCAATCATAATTCGACCCTTTCGCGTTACAGATGATGCTATCGGTACACAAGGTAACATACCTTTAGAAGCACCCGTAAAACCATACACTGAATTCATTGAAATTTTATAAGCCAATTGTTTACCGTTATACATTTGTTTAAGGGATCCGGATGAATTTGCCATGTCTTTCTTAGCCTGTTTTCTAAACTGTTTCAATTCAGTAAGAATACTTGGTAAAAGACTAGGTACGTTTTGGACAAATTTAAACTGACCAAACGTCTCTATTTCCAAATCGGGGTATCTTTCCTTATCTTCATATTTAGGATTCATAATCAAAGTTGAATAACAAAGGTTATGTGCCACCATAATAGATGGGTAAAGAGCTTCGAAATCTAAAGCTGTTATAGGTGTATAATACGCACCTTTCTGTGCCTCGAGAACAGTAGCACCTTCATAACCATTAACCATACCCTCACCCCATGCGATTGTTGGTACGAGGTAACCCATTTCTCGCGCCTTTTTAGTTAATTGACTAAAAACTTTTATTTGTTGACCACGCTCAACCAAATAAGTTAAGGGAACCCAGGTTGCTTTTGCCATCTCCAATAAATTAATAAGTATACACAGTTTTGAAAGTAATCTATGTGGAAGTAAAGTATCTTTAATACAATATTCAGCAACTTCGCGTAGTTTTACGGGATCTCCCTCAACAAAACGCGCAAACATTTCTTTGACTGGCATATCAATTTTTTGGTCTCCGAGGTATAATTTAGAAACGTTATCGAGCTTATACGAATCAAGTTTATACCCCTTTTTAACCTCATGAAATAAATCAAAAACAAATCGACCAGGGATAGGTAAAAGTTTCAGATCATTATCACCAAGTGCACTCGATGATAGCTTTTTGTATATCATTTTACACGTGTGATACTTCAGTTTACTTAATTTATAAAAATTACGATTACACATTGTTTTTGTAGCACGTTTCATTATATATTCCATATCAAAACCAAATATGTTCCATCCCGTGATAATATCGATATCTTTACTAGTGAGATATTTACTAAACGCTTCTAACATACCACGCTCAGTATCGTAACTCAACAATATACACCCTTCTAGATCAGGATCCGTTTTTTTATAACAAAAACACGTTTTATCGTAGGGTATATCGGACCCAAATTTACACAGTGAAACAGCTATTTGAAAACAACAATCACCGTCTATATCAGCATCAGGAAATTTACCAGTTGAACTATTACATTCAATATCCAAAGACGCAACTACAAAAGGTGCAGTTTCGGGTTTATCAACAGGTTTTAAGTTTTGCCAATTACTACAGTATAAATCGATATCAACCTTTGCGATATCGTTTACTTCACACTCTTCGCCAGTGTCCATCCATCCAGTAGACTGAATACCCGTTCTGTGCATTAATCTCAGGACAGGTTCGAGGTTTGATTCAAAAATCTTCAATCTTACAATTTCATCAGGAAGTTTATGTTTTAGTTTATTCGCAACACGTCTCCTATCACCCAAAGTTTGACACTCAATTTTCATAAAGTAAAATTTTTCATTATTTTGAAATCCCCAAACATCTTTATATTGAGCTACACTATAATCAAGTATCAATTCAGGTAATATTTTACATATTTTATTATACCAAATAACGGACCATGTATTCGGATCTTCGCGTGGTAACTTTATAAAAAAGTAAGGTTTAAATTCAGTTGTTAAGCAGACGGACTTACCATCATATGTCTTACCGAAAATGTGCACTAAGTGTTTTTCATCGTCATCCTCGGTTTCCCAGGTAAGTGCTTGAAAAACAACCATATATCTTATTACGTTATCGCTCAATTTTTTTAATATAGTATATTAGTAAAATATGTCAGCTGCTTTAATTGACCTCGTCTCAGTCGGTGCCCAAGATGTGTACATCACAGGCGATCCTCAAGTCTCTTTTTTTAGACAAAACTATAAACGTCACACAAACTTCGCCATTAAACCTGAACGCATGGATTATATTGGAACGTTTGGTTCGAGTAACGAAGTTGTTATTCCAATCAGGTCCAAGGGTGATCTCTTGAGTTATGTATGGATTGAAGCCACAAATATTAACCTTAAAAACGATAACGCCGCAAGTTTATTCAGCTCGGCGGCTGCACCAACAGAATTTTCTTTGTATATCGGTGGTCAGGAAGTATGTAAAATGGATTCTCTCTTTGTTGCGGGTGTACATAATGTTCTTTATAATGAATCCCAGGCTAAAGCATCTTGTGCAACTACGTGCTATGGTCCTGGTGTAGCGACTAATGCAACAAATAATATTTCTTCGGGAAGTTACGTCATTCCATTCTTTTTCAGTGAAGATTGGACCAAATCTCTCCCACTCGTCGGTCTTCAATACCACGAAGTCGAAATCAGAATCAAGTTACACTCCGCATGGACCAAACATGATAACACTACGGCTTCCATACCAAAAGTGTATGGATCTTATGTGTACCTTGACACCGAAGAACGAGAATTCTTCGCGAATAATGAACAAGAACTTCTCATTACACAAACACAATTCCAACCAATGTCTAAAACTGACACCAGTGTTGATTTAACATACTTTAACCATCCAGTAAAGGCTATACACATTGCATGTGCTGAAGACGATTCTACAAAGTACTCGTTCACGGACGCATCTTTGTACATTAATGGTACCACTCTTTTCGAAAACATGACGTATGAGTATCACAATAAAGTCGTGCCATCGAGACATTGCTCGATTCTCCCGGAAACGCTTAGTGTTGAACCAGTAACAACATGGCCATTCTGTCTTACGATGAACAAATCACAACCAACTGGTACCTTGAACTTTTCGAGAATCGATAATGCTAAAATTACAATTAATGGGGGAAACTCTGGTGATACTCCAGCGGCTATCAGAGCGTATGCGGTCAACTATAACATTCTCAGGATTAAGAATGGTATGGGTGGTGTCGCTTTTGGTAACTAAAATTTTACATTATACCCGTCGAACCAAATCCTCTATTCGCGCGCATGGTTCTTTTTAATTCACTCACTTCCTCAACAAAAGGTGTCATACACTTTTCTAAAATTAATTGAGCAATTCTATCACCCTTTTTAATTTCGTATGGAACAACCCCGAGATTAAATAGGTTTACCTTCAATTCACCGGTATAATCTGGATCAATAACACCCGCACCAACGTGGATACCGTATTTTACAGACAGACCCGATCTAGGCGCTATTCTACCATAACACCCAGGTGGAACAGTCGCACAAACACCTGTACTCACAATATTACGTGCACCAGGATCAATAGTCAATTCATCGAGACTGTATAAATCATAACCAACAGATCCAGGTGATCCACGTGTCGGTAAAACTGCGTCTAACGTTAACCGTTTTATTTGGAGAGTTTCAGAGGATATCATCTTTATTATTATAAATAATTATTTCTTTATATAAATTAAATATAGTAATATATAAATGACCTTGGAAATAGTAACTTATGCGAATAAATCGTCGGGTATGTTCGAAGAACTTGTAAATAACGAACACGGTGTTAAAGTAAAAGTTCTTGGTATGGGTAAGAAATGGAATGGATACATTGATAAATCTATTGGTCTACTGGAATACATAGAAACAAAAAAAGACGATGATATAATTGTTTTTGTCGATGGATTTGATACAAAAATAAATAAAGATATTTCAAACGTTAAGAGTCTTTTTGAAAGTTACGAGTGT